GTTAACACGTTTGAATCTGTTTCTGTATAACTTCTTATTTGAGTTTTTAATCCTGATGCACTTAATCCAGCCATTATGATATTCCTGCAACCTCTCTACAAATAGGACAGCTTTTTTTGTATCTATTATGTGTCCCACACTTTACAGCTTTGCCATTAACATCTGTATATATAGGTGTTTCTGGTTCTGCTGGGTCTTCGTATAATTGAAGATGCTCATCCTTTTCAGGGCATGCACATTGTTTAATACCAAACAAATTACATATAAAATTTTTTATTTTTTTAATCATGCTGTTACCGTTACTGGTCCTGCTGATGCAGAACCGCCTCCTCCTGTTTCGCTTATACTAGATGTTGTAGCTGTTGCAAAGGTATAATTATCATTGTCTACTTTAGTTATTGTGTACCCCGTGGATAAATTTATTGTTGCAGCCGCTACACCTCCAACAACACTTGCGTCTCTAAATCTAACAGTATCACTCGTTGATCTACCATGATCTGGTTCATTAACAGATATTGTTGTAGATCCATTTGTTGTAGTAAATGGATTTAATGGTAATAGTTTTGGAACAGCTGTTTCTATTCTGTCAGGTCTAACATGTCTTAATGATATTGCATCGCCGTTCATAGGTTTTGGCTCTAATTGTGGTTGTTTTGGTTCAAACTCAGAAACATGTACAAAAGATCCGTTCCATTCTCTAACCATTTCTTTATATGGAAATTCCATACCAGATCTATCTGATATTGCCTTTGCGTATTTACCTGTTGCGTATTTTGCCATTATGATCCTGGGTAATATGCTTTAGGAGTAATGTGTGTGCTAGATGCAGAACCATCTTCTGCTAATGCTCTTGCAAACTCATCCTCGTAAACTAATTTCATTGTTTGAGTTAATTGTGGCACATATTTCATAGCTAGATAATACGCTAATCCTGATACCATGCAAGGTACAAATCTAAATGGAACATCCGTTGCATTTGTATAATCACCCACATCTTGTAT